CAAGGCCGCGCGCATGGTGTTCCCGAAGTGCTACTTCGACAAAACCAAGACCGTTCGCCTGGTGGAAAGCCTCAAGCGCTACCGCCGCGATGTCAACCAGCGCACCAACGAGCCAGGCGCACCGCTGCACGACGAACACTCCCATTCGGCCGACATGTTCAGGTATCTCGGCCAAGCCGTGGACCTGATGAGTAACAACGTGTCCGACAAGCTCGAATCATTCAAAAACCGCACCAGAAGCTGGAGATAGCCCTTGAACCTCAGTCCAATCGTTACCCCTGCCGGTCAGCCCATGTGGTCAGCCGGTGGCAATTCATGGAAAACCCGCGTGCACCGTGGCTTTGTCTGCAGCCTGGAATGGATTGGCGAGGGTAAGAAGTCGCAGCCTGCCATGGTGATCTGGCCAGCCTCCAACGTGTTCGCCAGCCGCGAGGGTTCGGGCCTGTGGGTGATTGGCCGGCGCGCCATCAGCGAGTTTGTCGGCTTCAACCGCAACGACAAATGCACCGGCGGGCCAAGTGAGCATTGCATCCGTGAGGCGCGATTGGCTTTGCCAGTGCTGGACAAGGACATCAACGACAAAGAGGCTTTGAGCGCCCTGGTTGACGTGGTGGTGACGTTTGCGCCCGAGTTGGTGACGATGCCAGTAGCGCCAAAGATCATCAAGGATTCATTCGAGACGCCGGTGATGTGGGATTTTTCAGTTACTGACAAGTCAACCGGCAAAACACTTAAAGAGGCAAGCGTGTAATGAAAGAACAACTTCACCAACTTCTGGACTACGACAAAGACACCGGTGTATTCACGTGGAAAGTGAAAGCAAGCATCAGATCGCCCGCGGGAAGTGTGGCCGGCACGAAAAACGTGAATGGCTACATCGTGTTCAAAGTCATGGGCAAGCTGTTCTATGCGCACCGGCTCGCATGGGCCTATGTGCATGGCGATATGCCATCAAGCGGCATTGATCACATCAACGGCAACCCATCCGACAACAGGCTGCGCAATTTGCGAGAGGCTACGCAAGGGCAGAACAACCAGAACATGTGCCCCAGGCGCAAAAACTCTCCATACCCCATAGGTGTTGGGTTTTACAAGGCCTACGGGAAGTGGACGGCACGCATCCACAAAGACAAAAAAGAATACTTTCTTGGGTATTTCGATAGCTGCGATGACGCGCAACAGGCGTATTTGACGGCAAAGCGCAAGCACCATGAATTCAACCCAACGCAGCGAGGAGCACCAGCATGGATGGCATGAAATCAGACGAGGCAAGTGTTCGTGAACGTCACGAAAAAAGGAAGAACTGGTTCCTGGCTGAAGCCATGAGGCAGTCAACGAACAGATCAATGATGGCCAAGGCAGAGGCGTTTTACGACGGCCAACAGTGGAGCCATGAAGATGCAGCCGTTGTAACTGGGCGTGGACAGGCGGCAATTGTTTACAACGAGGTCAAGCCCACCATCGACTGGCTGATAGGCACCGAGCGCAAGGCGCGCATCGACTTCTTTGTGGTGGCCGACGAGCAGGGCCAAGAGGCAACCGAAGACGCCGCCAACAAAACCAAGCTGCTGAAGTACCTGGATGACACCAACCGCGCCACATTTGAGCGCAGCTATGCGTTTGAGGATGCGTGCAAGGCCGGGGTTGGCTGGCTGGAAGTGGGTTTGCGTGGCGACAAGTCGGGCGCACCGATCTACATTGGCGCGGAGTCGTGGCGCAACATCCTGTGGGACTCGCAAGCCACCAAGCGCGACCTGACCGACGCGCGCTACCTGTTTCGCATCAAGGTTGTGGATCTGGATGTGGCCATTGCCCTGTTCCCGAAGAAGAAGGTTGAGCTTGAGGCTTGCGTGCAGACTGGCGACGATGCCGAAGTGTTCAAGAACTGGCTGGGTGGCACCGGCTTGATTGCTGGCCTCGACACCTTCGCTGGCGTTGGCAATGACGACCTGGACTACATGACAACCAAGCCGGTGGACATGTTCAACGCCCGCGAGCGCGTCATGCTGCTGGAATGTTGGAGCCGTGAGCCATTCACCAACACCGAACCAGGACCGTTTGGCATTGCCGACCCAGTGACGTTCAAGATCAGTTGCTGCATCATGACGGAAAAGGACATGCTGATCGAGTCATGGAGCCCGTTCAAGCATGACCGCTTTCCCTTTGTGCCAGTCTGGGCCTACCGAAACAAGCGCACCGGCCTGCCGTATGGCCCGATTTGGCCACTGATTGGCCCGCAAGAGGCTCTAAACCACCGCATGAGCCGCACGCTGTACGAGGCCAGCGTCAATCAGGTGTGGCTCGAAGAAGATGCGTTCAACCCCGAGGTGATGGACATTGATGAACTGCGCCAGGAGCTTGACAGCCCGGACGGCACCGCCATCTTTGCCCGTGGCGCGCTGGCCGGCAACAAGGTGCGCGACCGGCCGAACCAGCAAGAGGCCAAGTTTCAGCTTGGGTTGGCACAGCAAGACATCCAATCCATTCGCATGATGGCCGGCGTGAACGGTGAGAACCGTGGCCTGGACACCAACAGCATCAGCGGCAAGGCGGTGCTGGCCAAGCAGGAGCAGGGCAGTCTTTTGACCATGGAACTGTTCGACAACACATTGTTTGCGCGCCAGATGGAAGGCGAGATGACCCTGAGCCTGGCCGAGCAGTTCATCACCGACAAGATCACGGTTCGCACGGCCACAGATGTGGGCAAGTACGACTACATGACGCTCAACGAGCCGCAGGACGACGGCACCTATGGCAACGACATCACGCAACGCAGCGCACACTTCATTGTGGGTGAGCAGGCTTGGAAGCAGTCTTACGCAGAGTCTGCCTTCGAGAGCCTGATGCAAGTCATGACGCAGTTGGCCAGCGCGGCGCCACAGATTGTGATTGCCATGCTCGACATTGTGTTTGAGATGCACCCGAACCTGCCCAAGAAAGAAACCATCCTGGCACGCATCCGGCAAGTCAACGGCCAGACCTCAAGCGATGGCAAGGTGACACCCGAGCAGCAAGCCGCCAAGGAGCAGCAAGCCCAGGTGGCCAAGGCGCAGTTTGACGCACAGATGGCGCAACTTCAGGCTGACATTCGTGAGTCGCAGGCCAAAGGCGAGAAGCTGGAAGCTGATGCGATGGCCAAGCGCCTGGAAGGCTTGTACTTGAGCGCCCAGGCTGCGCAAGTGCTGGCCATGGCGCCACAGATCACCCCGATTGCTGACGAGTTGCTGAAATCTGCGGGCTTCAAGGACATGGGTGGGCAGCCCATGATTGATGCCGGTGTGCCAATTCAAGACGCAACGCAGCCGATGCAAGAGCAAGCGCCACCCATGCAACAGATGGATGGCGGTATGACGGGCAGCCAGACGCCGATGGCTGATGGCGTTGACCCGAGTTTGATGTAACCATTTTTTAACAGCGCTGGAGTGCTACACCCATGAAAACCCCCGAAGAAACCCGCGTCCTGGCCGAGATTGAGGCCGCAAAGTCCCGTGGTGATGACCCATTTGGCGATGATGATGACACCGAAGTCGTTGAACAAGTGCCAGAAACTGAGTCCATTGCCGACCCGGATCAGGTCATTGAAGCCCCCGAGCAGGAAGCGGAAGATCAAGAGACGCTAGCGTCCCTTGAAATAGAAGTTGAGCAAGCACCGGCGCCAACTGACTACAAGACCGATATGCCTGCCGACTACAAGGCCAAGCGTGCCGAGTTGGTCAAGGAGAAGGCCGGCCTGATGAAGAAGTTGATGGACGGCGAGATGGACGCGGACGAGTTTGCCGAGCAAGAGGCCCGTATCAGCGACTCGCTCGAAGACATGACGGCACAGCGCATCCGGGCCGAGACACTGCAAGAAGCCAATGTGCAGTCACAAGCAACTTACCAGCAGCGCGAGATCCAGCGCCTGATTGCCAAGACCAAGGCCGAGGTGGACTATTCCACAGACGCCAAGGCACAAAAGCAGTTTGACATGGCGCTCGGCGCCGTGCTGGGCGACACAGACAACGCAGGCAAGGACTATGCCGACATGCTGGCCGAGGCGCACAAGGTGGTGCTGGCATTGCGTGGCATTACGACCAAAGGCCAAGTGGTGGAGCAGGCTGTCAAGAGCCGCATTCCAGAAGGAAAGCCACCTGTCACCCTGCGCAACATGCCGACCGCATCTACACCCAATGCCAACGGCAATATGCTGGACCAGATTGGCCGACTGTCTGGCCAGGCGTACCAGGATGCCTTCGCCAAGTTGTCACCCAACCAGCGCAAAGCCTTGCTGGACGAGGCATAAAAGAGCATGGCACATCAATCCGGTTTGGTCATGGAAATGCGCGTGGGCGAGTCGATTTGCCTGCGCGGCATCAATGGTGTTGACTCCGAGAAAATTGTGCTAATACTCGAATCCAAAGATGGACGCAAGGCGCGAGTGCGTATCCAGGCGAGTCAATCCGTAAGGGTAGACAGGCCGGAGAAGCCAAACGATTTGCCCCGTTTTCCGTAGCCCCATTCGTGGGGTGTTTGTCGGCTCGCTGGAGTGAGTCAATAGTGCTTTTAAGGAGATACCCATGGCACGTACGACAATTCTGCCAGCCGACGCAAACAAACGAAAAGCGTGGGCTGCAGCAGTAGCAGAAGATGCAGCAAAGGACCAATACTTTGCACGGCTCGAAGGCCCTGAAGGTTCCCGTTCTGCGGTGATCAAGAAGACCGAGCTTGAAAAAGGTTCCGGCGATGAAGTGACTACCGCACTGGTGGCCAAACTTCGCGGCGCGCCCATCACCGAAGGCAAGAAATTGTCCGGTCAAGAGTTCCGCTTGCAACACAGCGCCCACACGATGCGCATCAACGAGTTCCGCCACGGTGTGAACATCGGTGCCCGCATCGAGCAGTCGCGTGTTGGCTTCAACCTGAAGCAGCAAGGCCGCGAAAAGCTCACCGAGTACATCAAAGACCTGTACGAAGAAACCATTGCCTGTGCCGCAGCCGGCGCCCGCGGTGTTGGTGACGAGATTCAACAGCTTGGCACCGACTACGCTGGTTATCCGAACGCCTTGCGCGCTCCGGACGCTGGCCACTTGTTTGTTGGCACCGCTGGCGACAAAGTGAAAGCCACTTTGCTGACGACCGACAAGATGACTCTTGCCACCGTCAACAAGCTGCGCACCAAGGCCAAAAAGCTGCTGGGCCAAAAGCAAAACGGCGTGAAGATGACTCCGATTCGCAAGGGTGGCAAAGAGTGCTTTGTGCTGGCTGTGTTGCCTGAAGTGATGCAAGACATCCGTGATGACGTCGGCGCCCAGGGCTGGTTTGAGGCTCAAAAGGCTTTGACCGCTGCCATTGGCAAAGAGTCTGAAATCTTCAAGGGTGGCGCTGGCATGTTCAATGGCGTGCTGCTCGACGAGTGCGAAGTCGGCGTCAAGTTCAGCGACTACGGTGCATCGACCAACTTCAATGCAGCCCGTTCGCTGTTCATGGGCGCCAATGCAGTGTCTGTGGCACACGGTACCAAAGGCATGGCAGATGGCATGTCGGTGAGCCTGGATGAAGACATGGACGACCGCAAACACGATCACATCTTGTTCTTCGAGATGATTTTCGGCGCCGACAAGTGCCAGTTTGACGGCCTCGACTACGGTTTGATCTCGGTCGATACCGCATACACCGCAGCCGTTTAATAAGGAGAAACTGAAATGGCACTGTACAAATCGAAACAAGCCAAGGCACTGGTCAATGTGCCAACGCCTGAAGATGCTTACGAGCCCATCGTGATCACCGCCGACTTCGTGACTCCTACTGGTGGCCTGGCCTCCGGTGCGATCATCGAAATGGGTGGCATTCCTGATGGCTGCATCCCTGTGGATCTGGTTGTGCACACTGGCATCCTTGGCGCATCCGTGACCTTGGATGCTGGCATCTTGTCAGCAGACTATGGCGTCAACACCGATGCAAGCACCATGGGCAGCGAGTTTTACACCGCCGCCCAAGCTGCTGCGACAGCGGTTCTGCTGCGCGCCACCAAGTCGTTCGCTGCACTTCCTCCCAAGGCCACAGTTCAAAGCTGGGGCTTGAAGGTGGGTGGTGCGACAACTTCGGCCGGCATCAGCATTCGCGCATCCCTGACAGTGGTTCCAGCCCCTGTCGGCATCGTGAACGCCTAATGTCAGGCAAACCTAAAGGCTGGCGACAGTCTTTATCGCAGCCGCAGGACTCAACCCCTGCGGCTGCGCTCACGTTTGAGCAACGCAACAACCCGGCACACCTCACCGGTGATGACCTTCGCCACCTGGCGCACAGCCTTGGCATGGCGCGCTCTGAGTTGTCAAGCATGCCTGATGAAAAGATCAGGTCACAACTGACCTACCTCGTTGCAAGGCGGTACGAAGATGCTTCTGAGTGAGTTTTACCCCTACGTCTTGCCGTATGTGATGGGCTGCCCATTGCCAACGGTGGACCATCATGTGCGCCTGGCTGCCATGGAGTTCTGCAAACGGACATCATGCTGGCAAAAGACGCTTGATGCGGTTTCCTGCAATGGCACTGACAACCTGATCGAGATGGACCAAGAGGCTGGACAGCAAATCATCAAAGTGAAAGCTGTGGCTGTTGGTGGCATCAATTGGCCACTGGTTGATTCGATTGATGGCCTGGACCTCGTACGCTCCGGTTCGCAGCAAAGTTTCTGCTTCACACAAGACAACAAGATGCTTCAGATCCATCCGCTGCAAGTGGCCGGAATTGCAGTCCAAGTAGACGCCGTACTGTCGCCATCACGCACTGCAACCACCATTGATGATGTGATTGGCAATGACTACGTGCAGGACATGGCTCACGGCGCTGTGGCGTCCATCCAGCGCATCCCAGCGCAGGACTTCACCGACCCAAACAGCGCAATCGCAGAGCAGCAGCAGTTCAACAACCGTATTTCAACCATTGCAGCCAAGGTGTCGCGCGGATTCATAGCGCGCAAGATGCGCAGCCACGCAAGTTACCTTTGATTCGTTGACTCCGAGTAGATAAGTGTGATTCTTGGCGCATTAGCCTGGAGCCACTATGACCATCACTGCCCAATCCATTGTTCAACGTGCCACGGACATCCTGCAAGACCAGACCTCGGTGCGCTGGCCAGTCAACGAACTGATCCGCTGGCTCAACGACGCCCAACGTGCCATCGTCAAAGTGCGACCAGACGCGATGAACACCACGACGACGATGACGCTATCCGCAGGGTCACGCCAAGACTTGGACAGCGCTACAGCAAATGCTGCGGGCAATGCCGCACTGGCGCCGCTTCCGGCCAAGCTGATTGAGATCACGCGCAACATGGCAGCAACATCAACCAAAGGCGCTGTGCGCCTGGTACCGCGCCAGATTCTCGATGCGCAAACCCCAGGCTGGCATAACCTGACGGGCGCCGTGAACATCCTGCACTACATGTTCGACGCCCGCGACCCAAAGACCTTCTACGTTTACCCACCAGCCGCCGCTTTGGCCCAGCTTGAGGTGATGTACTCGGCTTACCCCACCGACATTGCCGTGGTGGCCGATGGCTCGCTGTTCTCTGCGGTCACGGGAAACGTCAGCCTGCCTGATATTTATGCCGACGACCTGCTGA